GTCGGCATGACCACCTGCTGGTAAGTGCTGCCGTTGAAGACTTGGAGGTTGCCGGTTGAGCTGTTGAAGTAGCCGCGGCCTTCAAAGTTGTCAGAGACCGGTTCGACCGCTTCTACTGCGATCGAGCTGTCGGCGGCCAGCTTGGCGGCTGTGATCGCGTCATCGGCTAGAGCAGTGGTGCCAAGCTTGGTGACGCTGGCTTGGTCGATTTTTGAGATGTCGATCGCGCCGGCGCTGGCGAGGTCAACCGAGGCGTCCACAAGGTCTTGGACAGTGACCTTCTTGGTCTCGCTTGCCGAGATGTCAGCAATGGGGAGAACGTCGTTTGCCGCGACAGCCGCGCTGGGCAGCGCCGTGAGCTGAGTGATCCTCTGGTCGGCCAAGGCTCAGACTCCCCTGTTGACTGTGCTTTTTGCCATGTTAGTCGGTGGCTTCCGACAGGAGGAAATCCAGTGACTGCTCAAGGTTGATGCGGTCGGTGTCCTCCTTGAGGATGTAGTCAGACGGCCTGCCGTAAATCAGGCGGATTTCGCCGGTTGTCACGAAATCAATGGCGCATCCAATCGCCTGCCCCGCGCCGACCTGGATGCCAGCTCGCGTGATGACAGCGGTCAGTTCATAGAACACCGTCTCGACTAGCGGATCTACGGCCTGGTCCGTTAGATACAAGCCGAGCTGGCACTCGCTACCGATCTCCACTCGCTGGATGATCTGCATCACCAGCAACGCTGGCTCCGAGGTGTCGCTGGTTTCGTAGCTAAATGAACAGTTGATCCGCCCAGACCCGCTGATCAGACCAGCCGAATACTGCTGACGGAACTTATCGCTCAAGCTGGTAATGTCGATCGATTCCCGATCTGTCGAAAACTCGTAACTTTCGATACATCCAAGAATGTTGAAGGTGACATCGCGGACTGAGACGGTAACCTCGATCGTCCCGCCGGCAAAGGTGGTGACAGGGACCTCGGCTGCTCGGGTGTTGTTTATGGCATCTGCAAAAGTGCGAAAGAAGCGCAGCCCTCCAACAGCGTTGACGTGAACAAAAAGACTTATTGTCTTTTGGACTGTGTAGTCAGTCCATGTGCTTGCCGGGAAAAACGCAAGGCCGCGAGCATCGGATGTCCCGATTTCGACTCGGTCGCCTGTCAGCAGGTTCTCAACGGCTTGGTCGAAGCCAACGCGATTTAGGGTGGTATTGACGTCATCGGTATTGATTGAACCTTGAATCGATCCAAACTGAGCCGAAGAGCCGCGCCTCAGTTTGATGTTTCCTTGATTGCCAAGAAAGAACGTCATCAGACCACCATGTCAACAAAGTCGCCGTCGACCTGGAACTGAATTGGCACGACGCTCAGCTCGCCAGTGCTGGCTGCAATTTGGGCAGAGGTGATGTAGGCATAGAAGCTGATGTCATCAGCGGCGTCGCCACCGACGTTCAGCTCAAGCAGGACCCGATCGCTCTCGGTGATGGCGCCTGCGTGCATGATCTTGGACAACAGCGCCGTGAATTGGGTGCGAGTGGAGGATTCGCCAGCCTCAAGGCGGTAGTAAAGCAGGGTGGCGCTCCCGCTGGCCGATTTGACGCCAGGCGTAAAGGTGCTGACGACGCTGTCGATCGTATTGGTGCTCAGCAGCTCGACACTGGTTTCCAGCGACCAGTCGCGGATCTTGGCGACCGGCTTTGCCAGGTAGACAAGAGACCCACTGCGACCGGTGTAGAACGCCATTGCTCAACTCCTGGATGGGCACACGCTAGCGCACGACAAACAGGTTGTCGCTAAAGTCCGCAATCAGGCTAAGCGTCTGAGCGCCACTGTCAACGCACGGATGCTCCACGGCCTTCACGTTGATTTGGCCGTCTTCATCCATTTGCACTTCAGATACGCGGAACACCCGCCTTCTGCTGATGGGCGTGCCGAGAACGAAGACGTAGCCCTCGTAGGCGGCAAGCTGCGCCGAGGCGTTGTTTGACACGCTGACGCCAGAGAGATTGACGACCGGAGCGCTAGATCTGTAAAGCAGGGCGCTATAGCTGCCGCCCGCCACGGCGGAGTTGAGTGGAGTGTTCAGCACGCCGCCGGCTTCCACGACGCCGGTACTCACCTTGTCCCACTCGTTGCGACCGACCGCCACGTAGATGTAGGAGCCGGGGCTGATGACGCTGTCAGTCGGGAAGGTGCTGAATTCGATGGCCTTCCTGATGTAGGCCCGTTGATTGCAGACCAGCTTGCCAAAGGCAATCGCCTGCGCTCGGTTGGTGACGTACTGCGACAAGTCAAAGGTCTGGCGAACGGCAGTGGCGTCGGTGACGCCGGTGCGCCGAATCTCAAGGCTGGTGTTGCGCGGGAAGAACTCGTCCGCTTGAGTGTCTCGATAGACGACCGTGGCAATCAAGTCCTGCGTATTGGCGCCGTAATCAAGAAACTCTTCCTTATAGCTGTCCTCCATGATGTTGCCCTGATTGAACAGGGCCGTAATCGAGACGTTGCGAGTGATCTGACCGGCTGCTGTGCACGGAATGGCTGGGACCAGTGTCTCCTTGCCGCCGATGCGGCCAAACTCCAGAAGACTATAAAGAGCAACCTCGGACCAGAACTGCCGCCACGGAGCGCGATCTGCGATCACGCAGTCCATGTAAAAATTATTCGCGACGCAGAACTGCTTGGCTAGTCCAAGCGCAGGAAGGTCGATGCCTTCAATGCGAGCGTATCTGCCGATGCCGTTGACCGTGTCGAGAATTGTGTCAAGGAAAATGTCGGGTGCGTAGCTGCTTGAGCCGTCCGGCTGCGCTGGATAGGAGCCACTGGGAGTCAAGCGGCGAAGCATTTTGCCTTTCTTCACAAAGGCAGTAACTGATCTAAGGTCTTGGATCCCTTGGCCGCTATAGGCGTTGAAACCCATCATCGAGAGATTGTTGTAAAGCTCCGGGTAATTGGAGAATGAATCTTGCCGCTGCTCGGTGACGGCGGCGATTGTTATTTCCGGCCCTTGATCAAGGCTGAGCTGCAGCTGAGTATCTGAGCGCAGCGAAAACAAGCTCCACTCGGTCAAGTCGAGCGGCGTTTTATTCCGTGGCGGCAGGTAAGTGCTGTCGGCGGCAAGACGATAGCCCAAGAACTGGACGGAGGTGTTGTCAGCATTGGCGATTGTGACGTAGCTGCCGGAGTTCTCTATGTAAGAGTAATCAGTGATCCCGTGGTATCGCATCTCCGAAGCGGGATCCGCGATAGGATCAAATCGAAACTCGTATCCGCCAGAGTTGGCTGGCAACTTAAACCGCAAGAAAATGAAATTATCAATATCTGCAGTGCGGCGAACCGCAAAAATCGTATTGACTTTTGTCCAAGTGGTGCTTGTCTTTTGCTTGTACCACAGCCAGAACAGCGAGACGCGAAACTTCACGCCGTTTTCGGAATCCTTGTAATCTACATCGTTGTCGCCGTATTTGCTGGCGCGTCCTTGCACTCGCTTAAAAACGCGAGCCTTGAGCGCAAATTCAATAATTGCACAATCAGTGATCGTCGAGTAGGACGCTCTTTCGTATTTGACCAGACACTTTGTATCCAAATACGCCGATCGAGACGTGGACGGCGCGTCTGCTATTTGTTTGATGTCTGCAATGCTGTATGCGATCTCTGGGCAAACGCCGCTCTCAATGCATTCAAACACTACGGCAGCAGATGATTCCTCGATGCCTCCGGCTGAAATGCTTTTAATTCGGAAGATAGCACTACCGAGCTTGTAAAGACTGGCGGCGTCAACATTTGAAAAAAGGCCAATTCTCGTGTCTGCAGCAGCTTCCGTAAACTTATCATCACCGAGACTATATTGAGCAAAATTGACAGTAAATTGGCTGCCAATAGGTATTGCGGGCCTCGAAGTGCCAGTAAGCGGCCAGTATGTCTCCAGTCCAGATGCGCTGATTTCAATGCTTCTGACTCTACGAGATCCGCTGCTGCTTCTTCCTACATAGTCAGCGTTAATTGGTATTGGCGCAAATAGGCCAAACTTGTTTAACGTGGTGGGTGAAAAAGCCTGGCTGAAGCCCTCGGCCTTGGTGTCGCCGGATGGCCGGATGAGGTAGCAGAAGCTGCTGGACGGCAAGCCTGTTCTCGTGGGATCACTGGTATCGCCGCTAACGAGGTTATTGAAGGTAGGAGTATCAGTGGAAAAGTACGTCCATGCTCGTTGCGTGGCGAACTGTGCAACAGGCGTCTGGCCAAAAGCAGTTTTCTGAAAATCGACTTCCTCGATCGGCCCCGCGCCAATCACCATCAACATTTGCATGAACTGGCTTGAGCCACCGCTTTGCACAGCGGACCAAACCAGTGAGGTGGCGGCCCTCACGCCGCCGTTGGCGTTATCGGCGGTATTGCAATAAATCAAGTTAACCGGATCGCCGTATCTCGCCAATTCTTGAGCAGTGTTAAACCCAAATCGCGGGGAAAACTGCTGGTCGCGGCGATTCCGCGCTTGGTTCTTGATGTCGGGGATTTCCGGCTTGGGAGCCAGCAGTACAGAAGCAACCTGAAAAAGAATGCCGACAACTGCAAGCGTGATTGATACCGGATCACCCCGCAGCTCCTGCAGCTTCTCCTCCGGTGACCGCGAAAAATCGTGCTGAACCGCCAAGAAGTCGAGGTAATCCTCCTCGGAAATACCAAGGATCTGGATCAGCTCGTGCTCGTATGGCAGCAGTCT